TTTCTTAAAAGTATAAAATCACCACTATAATAATGAAATGTCAAGAAACTTATTAGTCCTATTAGGACATCAACTAACAAATATATATAAGAATTTGGATTTCCATTAATCGCATTATATGCAAATAATGCATATAATGAGCCGTGAATTGGTCTCAACTGGTTCCACCAAATTTTATCTCCAAATACTTCTGCGCCTGTTTTTCTTGAATCAGTAAAATATATGTAAAAGAAACCTACAGCCGGTAACAATGCTAAATAACCCATAATTTGTAAGAATTGTTTATTCATATTTTTGGCTAAATATACGAATAAAGAACGCGTTCCAATACAACCGATTAAAAAGAGCAGAAAACGTTTTTGTATGTTATTCATATATTATACCTTTTAAAATTTTATAAGAAAAGGTGTAAAAAACAAAAACGATTAATCAATTAAATTGCACTACAATTTCAATCTTTTCTTTCTTGATGCATTTAGTAGCCGAAATGGACAACTCTTCGCGTTTTTTTCGTGTTTTCGTGTTGTCACCTATGGTTTCCTTTCGCTTTGAAGTGCTATTTCGATTATTCATATCCTTTTCAATAACATCATAATTTTCTTCGATATATTTTATCACTTGATTCTCAAGTGCCCATTTAAAAAAATTTAATTGTCCTATAGTAGTCTCAATAAATTTACCATTTGTGTAAGGAATGCTGATGCGTTCCCAGCGACAAAATGGGTCAAACCGACTCTTACTATATGCTTTCAATTTCAACTTATAATCATCATATACTTTAAATCGTTTGGCAGTGCTATTTTCATTTTGTTCGATTGTATATAATGTATAATATTTCTTAGCATAATTGGTTGCAAACCAATCGACAATTCGTAATGAAATGTTGGATTCACCTGTAATTATTTTTAGCATTTTATCTAAATTATTGTTAGTATCATACTTTCCATCAATATCCGTTTTATAAAAAGCCATTAAATTCTTTAGTAATAAATCATTCTGAGTTGTATAAGTTGAATTATTCATTATTAAGTTTTTGAAGAATTTGTTTAAGTAGTTTTATTCTAAATATAATTTTCTTATAAAATTATAGGAAAAGTATAAAACATAAAAATAAACAAAAATAAACCAAAAATATTATCTAAACAAAATATATGAACACTTTTATGTATAATTATTTTGGTCCTCTTCCAAGAGAATATTGCGTTTATTTCTATTTTTTGTCTATCATGTTTGGCATCATGTTTGTTTTCAGTGCTGTTTCAATAGCATATTTTATGGTGATGCATTTTAAGAAAGTAAATACAATGTTTGTATCTAATTCATTATTAGTATTAATAAATACATTTTTAGCATATATAGCAAATAGATTGCTTCATACAATGTGTGTTAAGAGTATTTAATATACCTTTAAGCAAAGCGAGTAATGTTGGAAAAGAGGTATAACCAAAAAGTATTAAATATACCTTTGGAAAATAATATAAAAATATAATAATACCTATAATATACGTATATTTCATGAGTACTAGAGAAGAAGAAAATTTACTATTAAGAGAAAGACTTGATTTACTTATACAAGAGAACGAGAAACTTAAGAAACATATTAGTTCGTTACAAGAGTTGCTTAGCACCAATATATGTAAGTTTTTTGAAATGTCTAAAAGCATAAAACAAACTAGAAAGCGTTTTTGTTATGATTCAGTTAGAGAATGTTATGGCGATTTAGTTTATTTCTACGGGTGCACTGAGCCCGTTCAAGAAGCCGATGATTATAAAGAATGCTATAAAGATATTTTTGGAAAAGAATATACACTCTGTTATAAATGACGATAATGATATAATTGATATAAATGATAATACTGTTGATGAGGATAATGAAATTATTAAAACAATGATTAATCTTTTATGTAAAAAATTAATAGGAAATACAGAAATCAACACAGATTACAGCCTTGAAGATTTAAAACCGCACTCCTAATTACACCGACCAAAAAGAAAAATGATATAATGAAGTAAACCAAAAACATAATTATTACTTATAAAATGAATATAACTTATACACCTTTTATATTTTTTTCAAATGCCGATTTTGTATACCCAGCACTATTCACATCTCTATTCCAATAACTGCAACCGTTCTTACAACAAATCAGTCAATGGACGAGAATGTTTTCTGTTTTGTTAGATTTTTTTACACCTTTTCTGATTTAAAACGCCCATTTTAGTGGGAGTGAAAAAAAGAAAATTTTGTAAATTAATGTTCATCTAATTCATTTTATCTTTATATTAATTTATTTTGTCTAGTTAAGCGAAATTTTCTTTGTATATTTTTTATAATTTTAATTGCGTTGTTCCAATCCATTTCCCATATAACAAACATATTATATCCTAATTCTTTAATTTGTTTTTCTCTTTCTAATGTTTTTTTATATATTTCATCAAATGTTAAATCTTTCGTGGGATGTATATCAGTTAGATTATATCTACGTGGATTTCCATGCCAATAATCTCCATGAAATTCGTAAATAGTATTTGTAGTTCTACAATATCCGTCTGCACTAAAATTTGTTTCAGGTATCTTAAATTCCCCTGTGTTTTCAGCATGTTCAATATATTCTCCATAATATTCTCCCATGAAATTTATACATTCTATTGCTTTTTTGGAATATTTAACTCTACAATTTTCTAAAAACGGATTTTGTTCTCTATATTTAATCCGTTTATTTTCTAAATAGATGTTGTATTTTTCTTCATCTTGTTTTATATTTTGAAAATATTCTCTTGCCTTCGCATTTAATTCTGGCTTGTGGTCTTGATTATATTTACTAACCATGTCTAATTGTTTTTGATAATATTCCACTGCTTTTGTAGTAATTTCTTGAACATCTTTTTTTTCCTCAAAAAGATTTTTATCCTTTTTTTTTTGATATTGTAAACGCTTTTGTTTTTTATAAGCTTCATATTTTTCTGGATTACTTTTTATCTTTTGAAAATATTCTCTTGACTTTTTATTTAATTCTGGCTTGTGGTCTTGATTATATTTTCTAACCCTGTCTAGATGTTTGTTATATTGTTGTACTGCTTTTGTAATAAATTCTTGTGGTTCCATATTAGTATTGATTGTATCAAAAGGTAAAATATGCGACATTTATTGTCTTGATTATTTGAGTTCTTGTCAATTTAATAATATAATCATTTTATTTCAATTTTTTATAATAATAATATATATATATATATATATATATATATAATGTCTACTATTACATTTAAAGGTACTGGTGAATTGACACAAACAACTGTTACTAACGGCTTAGGAACTGCAACAACAGTTATTATAGAAGGTTATACCTCTATTGGGAGTTCGGCATTTAAAGGAAAAACTTCAATAACATCGGTAACAATTGATTATTCTGTTATAACTATTCATTCATATGCGTTCGGTGATTGTACCAGTTTAACATCTGTAACAATTCCTAATTCTGTTACAGAAATCGGTGACTTTGCGTTCTATGTATGTTCCAGTTTAACATCTGTAACAATTCCTAATTCTGTTACAAGAATTGGTAACTATACGTTCGCAACTTGTACTAGTTTAACATCTGTAACAATTCCTAATTCTGTTACAACTATTGGTGACAATGGGTTTGCAAATTGTACCAGTTTAATAACTGTAGATATTGAAGATCAAAGTAATGTCACTGTTTATACAAGTTCATTTACCAATGTATCAATTTATCTAAATTCATCCATTACATTTTATAATACACCTAGTTCAGACAGTTTAAAAGGTAATTGGACGATCATTAGCAATTATTATTATAATACACAATATTATAATGTTCCTATTTGTTTTAATAAAGGAACAAAAATATTATGTTTTAATAAACAATTTGAAGAGGAATATATTCCTATTGAAAATTTAAAGAAAGGAGATTTAGTAAAAACTTATAAACATGGATACAGAAAAATAGATTTAATATGTAAAAGTAAACTATTAAATAATCCAGATAAAATTAATAGTTGTATGTATAAAATGGAAAAAACAGATACAAATGGGTTAATAGAAGATTTAATTGTTACAGGATGGCACTCTATTTTGGTTGATGACTTGGGGGAATGTAAAGATGAAAATGAAAAGGTATTCCGTGGAACACAGATGATTGACGGAAAATATTTGTTACTTTCGTCTGTTTCCAAGGATTTTATTAAAATAGATAATAATAATATATACACATATTATCATTTTATTTTGGAGAATAACGGAGATGATAATAAGCGTTTTGGAGTATGGGCAAATGGCATTTTAACAGAGACTCCATCAAAAAAAACCTTTATAACATTTAATTTAATACCTAAACAACCATGCAAACACTTTCCTAAACAGTCGTACACACACTTTTGGGATCGAAAAAAACCTTACCAGCAACTCCTTATGACAAACCAACTTCAGCAGCAGACCCGTCTCCAAAAACGCAAGCGTATCTACATGCTATTATGAGCATAGAACAACTTTGTGAATTATATTCTGACTTACCTCTTGTGATTTCCTTGCATTTTTAGTAAAATATCAATGACTAATAGTTGCAAAATTGTGTAATTTTGCGTAACAAAATCGCCTGATAAAATTAGCGTTTGAAATGTAAAAAGATGTAATAATTTTTCTATTCATTTTCAACTAATTCTCTTCTTCTGAAGTTACGTTTGTTCTTCCCTGAGTAGTATTGATTGGCTTCAAAAACATATCACGAGTTACGATGTCATTTACATAACTTGATTGTAAAAATGGGTTTACACCTCGTTGTGATATTAATTCTCTATCTGCTATTTTTGTATCTAAATCTTCACGTCGTGTTCCATTTGGATTTTGACTTCGCGAAAACATGGAATTTGTTATATCTATTAAATCAGAATCTTGATTGTAATCTGCTAAAGACTGATTGATTGCATTTCTTTGTGAATCATATTCTTGGTTTGTATTTTGTTGTATTTTTTCTTGTCTAGCACTTTTATAATATACTTCTCCAGTGCTCCATTTCCATGAATTAAACATTATTATATACTTTTTTAAAATAATGAACTAACAAACTTAATTTTCCTTTATAATTACCATATTTTTAGTAAACATAAATGCATCTTTGTTAGTTCGTCGTCGTTTCAAATTACATTCTAAACAAGCAATAACTAAATTACCTATATTATGTCCTATATCATTGTTTATTCTATCTAATGACCATTGTCTAGATTCTCTTACTTTTTCATACAATATATACACATTTTCAGAACAATAACAACACTTCATATCACATGTAATTAATAAATTAATTACCTCGTCAAAGTCAACTAACAAATCTTTGTCTAATCTCTTTTTCACTATATCTTGTTGTCTATAACTGCATATTTTTGATTTTATATGAGTTAACATTTTTGAAATATATGTGTTTTTTTCTATACTTTTATTATGTATTGATTTTAGAATACCTAGTTGTGTTTCATGTAACAAATCATCCTCATTTAGACCCCATGTTTTTGTTTCTACTCTCATCTTTTTTTCTTTTTGACAATTAATTTTTTTGGTTGTTTTTTTCTGTTCTTCAATTATTATTATTTTTTTAACACTTTTGTTAGTTGTTTCTTCATCCATATTTATAATATATTATATAAAAAGAATTATCAGTAAAACTAATATAAAAATTAATTGTAATATATATGTTTTATATTATTTAAAAAAACTAAATTAAAGTCAATTTAACAATAATATATATAATGAATAAAGAAGAAATTGACGAAAGTGATTGTAATAAACTTAAAACTTTAAAATATAAATCGTTGATATTAAATGGTGTACCTTGGCCTGAAAGTAAATCTTCCAGCGACCTTGCTAATTTAGATAAATTTCTTGAAAACGAAAAAATAACCAATTCCATTGAACCTTGGAGTAAACTTGACAAAACCGCTAAAATAAGAAAATTGACATTGTTTGCAGAAAATTATAAAAAAGAACATAATTTGTCTGAAGAAGATTATCTACGATTAATTGCGTTTTTTAGAGATTGCTTAGATAAAAAAAAATTACAAAGAGTTAAAGATGTTAACTATAATAAAGAAACAGGTGAAATTAAAGACATTCCTGCTTTACATTTTAATAAACCCACAAATCATTTTACCTTGAAAAATATAGATAAACGCGTTTCAACCTTGAGAGGTCTTGCTCCTAAGAAAAAACAAGGAACCGCTAAAAATATAAAGGCAAACGATTCCGATTCTGAAAAAGATGATTAAGTAAAACCTTTTCTAAAAACTGGATAAAAAATTGAATTTATTATTTTTTTATAATATAAAAACAATTGACTATATTATTAATAGAATGGATAATCAAACTACCAACAATGATTTAATGGATGTTACGGAACAAATTGTTCCTGAAGAGGAGCCAAAATTCTTCAATAACGAAGAGTCGCTAGAATTATATCAAACATGTATTTACCTAATGGATGAATTTATTAAACATCATCCTAAATTAATTTCTGAGCCTGATTTTGACGAAATATTTGATGAAAATATTAAAGAACTAATGCATTCTCATTTTGATTTTGATATATTTTATACAGAAGAAGCAGAAGATGAAATGGAAGAAATAATCGAACACGCAAAAACAGATTTCTTCAACGGTTATATACCGCCTCGTTCCTATCCAGACACTATTATCTTAATTCAACCTTCTGTAGTAAATGTTGAAAAACAAATCAACATTTTAAGAAGCAAACCACAACCAATACAAAGAACTAAAGAATGGTATGAATTTCGTCATAATCTAATAACCGCATCAAACGCATATAAAGCATTTGAAAATCAATCGACACAAAATCAACTCATTTACGAAAAGTGTCAACCTCTAAATCAAAGTCTGTATATAGACGATAATTCCGAAGAAGAAACAGACGATATAAAAGTAATAAAAGAAGTCGTAATGGTAAATACAAATACAACACTTCACTGGGGACAAAAATATGAACCTCTTTCTGTGAAAGTATATGAGCATAAATATAATACAAAAGTAGAAGATTTTGGATGTATTCAACACGATACTTATGCGTTTCTAGGGGCATCTCCAGATGGAATTAACGTTGACGTTAACTCGCCACGTTATGGCCGTATGTTAGAAATCAAAAATATTGTCAACCGAGAAATAGATGGAATACCTAAAAAAGAATATTGGATCCAAATGCAACTTCAAATGGAAGTCTGTGGTCTAGATGAATGCGATTTTTTAGAAACCAAATTTGTTGAATATCCTGATTACACTTGTTATATGCAGGATAGTTTAGATGACCTATATGAAGACGACGACGGAATAGAATTTCAAAATAGTTGTTTATCAAAAGATGAGAAACCGAAAGGCCAAATTATTTACTTTCATACAAAAGAAGGCAAACCATTTTATGTGTATAAGCCATTAGACTTTATTCATCCAGACGATATACAATCATGGAATGATAAGAATGTAGAACATTACACTTGTAATCCAAAGTTTCTGTATACTTATATGAAGACAATTTATTGGAAATTAGAACACTTAAGTTGTGTGCTTGTGTGCAGAAATCGACAATGGTTTAAAGATAATATATACGAATTAGAAACGCTTTGGCAAACAGTTGAAAAAGAGAGAGTAAGTGGTTACGAACATAGGGCACCAAATAAAAGACAAAAACGCGAAAACATTGTTGACCTAACTACAAAACCGAGTGGTGGTTGTTTGCTACAATTTAACAGGGAAACTGGGAAAATTACTGTTGTAAAGAAGGAACCAGAACTTGACATAAAGTTGGATATTTAATGTATTAGTTACCAAATAAAATATGGTAAAATGTCTTTAAATTGTTTTTTCAATATAATATATTTTGATTCGTCGGAATAGAGAAATACAATTCATTCGGTTCGCTCCTAAAATATCCTACACGTGCTCCCGACCCTTCTTCTGCTGGCGGCAACGGATTTACAACATTTGACGGCACTTTTTTATTTTTGTATAACGCGCCACAAAAGTCCGCTCTAACACATGTTCCTTCATCCGGATTTTCGTGATATCGCAAATTATTTGTTATTTGTTTAAACGAAGCCAATGGCAGCACAGGGTAGTCAACCCAAATATCACTATAATTATTATTTGATGTTTCATTTTTTCCTATTTGTGGATAATCATCTAATATAACTCTGTCTTGTGATTTAGGATATAGACCCGGAGATAACAAACTACTAAATCCTTCTAGTTGTTTTATAAATGGAGCAAAAAATAATCCCAATACTAATATTAATGTTAAAAATATAATACTTCCTAGAAAAATGTTTTTCATTATATAATATAATATAATATAATATAATGCTATAAAAAAATACCGATCATTTATAAATACATAAATAAATATATATAAACAAACAAACTTAAAATTAAACTATCATATATTAATAAATATGGAATCTATTGATATGAGAGTCACGAAAAGGAATGGGGAATTAGAGGAAATTGCATTTGATAAAATCTTAAATCGAATAAAAAAATTAGGATTAGAAGCAGGGATACATATTAATTACCAGCAATTAGTTATGAAAGTAATTGACCAATTATATGATATTATTCCAACAACAAAGATTGATGAATTGGCTGCTCAACAATGTGCCGCTTTGTCTACTTTAAATCCGGATTATGGAACATTGGCTGGACGTATAGTTGTATCTAATCATCAAAAAAATACAGACCCTATATTCTCAAATGTTATGCAAACATTATATGAATTCAAAGATAAAAATGGCATCAATAAACCACTTGTTTCTTATCGTTTATGGGATTTTACATATCAACATTCTGAAAAATTAAATGAAATGATAGTCCACGATAGAGATTATTTGATTGACTATTTTGGATTTAAAACGTTAGAAAAAGCATATCTCTTTAAACATAATAATGTCATTATTGAAAGACCGCAACATATGTGGATGCGTGTAGCGGTTGGTATCCATGGTGATTTGAATTGTGAAAATCAGGAAGAATGTTTAAAATTAGTGAAGGAGACATATGATTTAATGTCTCAAAAATTTTTTACTCATGCTACGCCAACGTTATTTAATGCTGGAACTCCAAGACCACAGATGAGTTCGTGTTATTTAATTTCTATGGAAGATGATAGTATTGATGGTATATTTAATACGTTGAAGGACTGCGCGAGCATTTCTAAATACTCGGGTGGAATTGGTCTACATATTCATAATATTAGAGCTAAAGGTAGCCATATTCAAGGAACTAATGGAACCACTGATGGAATTGTGCCTATGTTGCGAGTCTTTAATAATACGGCCCGCTACGTGAACCAATCAGGGAAGCGTAACGGATCATTTGCCATCTATTTGGAACCATGGCATGCCGATATTTTTGACTTTTTGGAAATGCGTAAAAATCACGGAGACGAAGAAATGAAAGGACGAGACTTGTTTTATGCGTTGTGGGTGTCTGACCTCTTTATGGAAAGAGTTGCCGAAAAAAACGGACAATGGTCTCTAATGTGCCCACACGAGTGTCCTGGTTTGTCTGACGCGTATGGAGACGAATTTGAACGACTATATAAGAAATATGAGAGCGAAGGTAAGGCACGACATACTATTGCGGCGCGTGATTTATGGTTCTCCATATTGGATGCACAGATGGAAACGGGGACCCCTTATTTGTTGTATAAAGATGCTTCAAATAAGAAATCTAATCAGAAAAATATTGGTACCATAAAGTCTTCAAATTTATGTTGTGAAATAAATCAGTACTCAGACGCAACAGAAACTGCCGTTTGCAATTTAGCATCTATTGCGTTGCCTACATTTGTTGACTCTATTTCTAAAAAATTTGATTTTGATGGTTTATATAATGTGACAAAAGTTGTAACAAATAACTTGAATAGGATCATTGACATTAACTTTTATCCGACAGAAAAAACTAAAAAGAGTAATTTTAGACATAGACCTATTGGAATAGGAGTCCAAGGATTGGCAGACACATTTATTTTATTAGATATTCCATTTCATTCAGATGATGCTAAACTATTAAACAAATTAATATTTGAAACTATTTATTATGCTGCTTTGGTAAAAAGCAATGATTTGGCTTTAGAACGCACTAAACTTCTCAAATCTCTATTAAATGGACCAAGAGATAATCTATTGTCGCATATAAACACCTATGAATACAATTGTTTAAAACGAACTGATTTAGATTTGCTTGGAGCATACGTATCATTTGAAGGTTCGCCTGCTTCACAAGGTATTTTGCAATTTGATCTTTGGTCTACAACGCCTTCAGATCGTTATGATTGGTTAAAGTTAAAAGAATCTATAGTTAAATATGGACTTAGAAATTCATTGCTCGTTGCTCCAATGCCAACCGCATCTACATCACAAATTCTTGGCTTCAATGAATGTTTTGAACCATTTACAAGTAATATTTATTCAAGAAGAACATTAGCGGGGGAATTTGTGGTTGTAAATAAATATTTGATGAAAGAATTGATACAAATGGGATTATGGAATGAGCAAATAAAAAACAATATTATTGCAAATAAAGGTTCAGTGCAACAACTAAATATTTTACCAGAGCATATTCGTAATAAATATAAAATAGTTTGGGAAATACCAATGAAACATATTATTGATATGGCAGCGGATAGAGGTTCTTTTATTTGTCAAAGTCAAAGTTTAAATTTGTGGATGGAAGACCCAGTTTACAATAAATTAACATCTATGCACTTTTATGCTTGGTCAAAGGGGTTAAAAACGGGTATATATTATTTACGACGAAAGGCAAAACATCAGGCTCAGCAATTTACCATTGAGCCTTTAGAAAATGCCGAAGAACATGAAGAAATTTGTGATATGTGCTCCGCTTAGCGTTTCCTGTGTTTTTAGAACCACCTTTTTTCTGGAGGATATTTTTTTTCAAATATTTGAAACGGAGGCAATCCAGTTGTTTCCGTATCAAAACAAGTATTTTTACCATTCATAATATAATAATATAATTGTATAAAAAAATTGTTATATTATTTTCAGTTTTACAAAAGTATTTTAGCAATATTCTTTACAAATTCCAAATGTTTGCCTGTGCCATTTAGTGATACCATATTGTTTTATGCCGTCCATATGTTTTTTAGAACCATATCCTTTATTCGAATCAATACCATAACGTTCAACTAATTCTGGATTTTGCAAACAAAGTTCTTCTATATATTTGTCTCTTTCTACTTTTGCTAATATAGATGCCGCAGCGATTGATGTATATTTATTATCACCTCCTTCTATCATTTGATATTTAATATATTCTAATTTTGTTTTGCTCGAATTAATCAGAGAATATGGTTTAAAATAATTCCCATCAACTAACAAAAGCATATTACTTGTATCTTCTAATTTTAATTGATTTAACACACTTTTAATACATTTATGCATTGCTGATTGAGTTGCTTGCAATATATTAATATTATCAATTGTTTGTTCGGTTTCATATTCGATCGCCCAAGCGGTTGCATTCTTTTTAATATATTCTGCGACTTGTTCTATTTTCTTTTTGCTGTGAAATTTTTTGCTATCCTTCATTTGCGAATGGTCGAATGAATCATCTTTAGGTAAAACAACTAACCCAGCATAAACACGTCCAAACATTGGTCCACGTCCGGCTTCATCAATTCCGCATTCAATAACGCTTACGTCTTCATTAAAATACTTCTTCAATGGTTGCTGAACGTTTCTCTTCTTTCTTTGAATATCTTTTTCTTCTTTTATAACTTCTGTTGCTTTCTTTTTTGACGCTGGAATTATTTCAAATGATTCATTATCCTCTTTGCTTTCGGAATCATCATCAATAATAACAGCGGAAACCCAATTATCGTTTTTCTTTGCAGACATTTTAAGTGTATATATTTAACAAGAATATAATAAGTAAAATATTAAATCAATTTTTTAAATAACATTTTTTAAAAGGTGTAAAAGTTTTTTCACTATATAAATTATACGATGAATGGCGAATTATTAATACTTTTTGTAATTTTATTATTAGGCTTAATATTATGCTCCTTTTTAGGAGGAAGAGGTTGTATAGAAGGTATGGAAAGCACTACGGTATATTATGGACCTAATGGGGCTTCCGCTGTTATCCAAGTTGATTCAAATGGAAACGATACTTTAGTTGTTACGACAAGCGATGGAGTATCTAATACATATACATACACAGATACAGATGTATATACTGGACCTAATGGAGCGACCGCTATTATAAAGCAAACAACCAATGGAGCGACCGCCGTTCAAATTAAGGATAGTAATGGAAATATTATTTTGACTCTAACAAATAATCAAAATACAGGAAACTCAACCGCTAGTACACAGTATGGAACCGCTGTAAATACTAATAATTATGATAATTATAATCATTATGATGGTTCCTCATCTCCTACTATTTTTTATGGGCCTGATGAAGGAACTGCAAAAGTTGTTAAGACTGAAAATGAAAATACGATTGTTATAACTAACAAAAATGGTTCTACAGAAGTTTATTATATTGATACTTCTTCTGGTGACCCTAATGTATCTGTGTATTATGGTCCAAATGGGGGTTCTGCTAAAATGATTACAGATGGTAATGGTAATAAAGCGATTGAAATTACAACGCCAAGTGGTTCTAAGGTAGTTTATACGGGAGATAACACTTATGCCAACCCAGGTTATGATAGTACTATTAATCAATATTATGCTGATGCCAGCACTTATACTCCAGCAGAAAGAGTTGATAATAATACTTATAGCCGGCTAGAAAGAGTTGATAATAATACTTATAGCCGGCCAGAAAGAGTTGATAATAATACCTATACTCCAGCAGAAAGAGTTGACAACAATACTTATAGCCGAGTTGAAAGAGTTGATAATAATACTTATACTCCAGCAGAAAGAGTTGATAATAATACTTACAGACCGGGTGAAATAAATGACTATTACGATTCATTACCACCTGGAATTCCTAGGTCTCAAATCCCTCCAGGAGATGAAGATTTGTATATATTAAAGTCACAGGTAGTTCCTCCGGTGTGTCCACGATGTCCTGACCCTATATGCCCTGACAATTTTGACGCTAATAAGTGCCCTCCTTGTCCTCCTTGTGCTCGTTGTCCTGAACCTGCTTTTGACTGCAAAAAAGTGCCTAATTATAACGCGTTTAACCAAAATTATATGCCTATCCCGGTTTTAACCGATTTTTCTGGATTTGGGATTTAATTGCGGAGACACCCCTACACGCCCCAAAATAAATTGCGATGGCTAGTTATTATCCTATAATAACTTTGTGTAAAATATAAATATGTAAAAATATGTTTAAGTTTACATATTTATATAATATATTATGTGTCCAGAATAGGCATTTTCAAAGAGAAAAGGTGTAATACAGAATCTGATATGAAAAATGTTGCAAATGATTTTTACTACAACTGCTTATATTTAATGCATTTTTTATCTATTTGGATGCTCTGTCCTTTTTCTTCTTGTGGAACTATATTCAATATACAACGCGCTTTCTTACCATATAGTGGCTCAGTGCACCCTTTTTCTTTATTATTTTTTCTTGTTTTAATATCAGAAAATTTAAAGATCTTTGGTGTCTCGTCGACGCATCTTGCTCTAAAATGTTCATAACGTTCTCTAACATCGCAATACGACAAATTTGATTTCTTGTTTAGCATTCTATTTACTAATTCATGCAAATTATAAATGTAACGAGAAAATGTATCTCTAGATGCCATATTTTTCATAGTTAGAGGCAAATGTTTCAAATTTGTTTTTAAATTTTTACGACATGCTCCACATGGCAATACATTTTGCAATGAAAGAATATAGTTTCTGTAATGTTTTTTTTGTTCTGGAGTTGGTTTAACAGGATAATTGAAACTTATCGTATGAAGTGTGTGCCAAAAAGGTGGCCCCCAAACTGAAGTTAAGAAGCCATCACCAGAGTAGAAATCTTTTTTGTTAAAAATCTTTTTTTGTTTTCTTGTTTTTCCATTTGAAAAAGTATTTTTACGTGTTTTTGTCATTTTATAATATAAGTATAAAAAATAAAATATACTTATATTTTAATGTCTACCCAATTGATTCTTGAATATGCGAAATCAACGCAAAATGTATGTATGTGTGTCGCTATATCCATGTTTCTAATCGTATTATTTATGATGACTCCGCTAAATACATTTTTAATATCTTCTATTTTTGGAAAAATCATTATAATAATACTTTTAGGATATACATTGTATTATAATGTAAGCAATACTAACAAATTTTCAAAAAATTTTGGAGTTAATATTACTTCAGGAAATTGGAACGTAGTAAAAACTAATATTGTATGTAGTTATGTATTTTCTTTCTTTTTGTTAGTTCTTATGATTTCTGTAATTAGAAGAGGCATCTTTTAACAAATTAATGTAGAATAGATTATAATAAATCTATCCTAGATTTATTCGTTTAACGATATTTTAATTTATTCTAATCATTATATAATGAGTTCTGTTAGACATAATACTTTTACTCCTCCTATTACAGGATTAAGTGTTTTAAAAACAGGTGGACAACCTACACTAATGCAAAGAATAACTGGGTTTATGACTTGGCAAACTATTACTATTATAGTTGTTGTATTGGTGTTATCCCTTTTTGCTTACTATACTTATAAACAATATCTCGATACAAAAACGTCTTTTCATGCAAATAGAGAAAATATTCCAACAGATGAAAATTCAAATAAAACAGCGACTCTCATGTTATTTTACGTTGATTGGTGTCCTCATTGTAAAACCGCTAAACCTGAATGGGATTCATTAAAAGAAGAATATGATGGAAAAACAATAAATGGTTACACTTTGTCATTTATCGAATATAATTGTACGAATGAAAGTGAAGATATTAGTCAGTTGATGGATAAATACAATATTGAGGGATATCCTACTATTAAGTTGCTAAAAGATAATCAGGTTATTGAATACGATGCAAAACCAACTAAATCTACTATGACCCAATTTTTAAACACTGTTTTATAAATATATTTATTTAGAAAATAATAACTTAATAAAAGTGGAAAATAAATGAATAATAAAAAAATAAAAAAAAATATTTATATTTAAAAATAAATACAAATATATATATTATATATATATATGGTCTACTTTTCTTGTGCTATTTGTAAAAAAGAATTTAAAACTACTCAGCATTTAAATCAACACAAAAATAAGAAAAAAAGTTGTGTTATGAATATTGTTAATCACCACTTAGATGAGATAGTTGTTTTGCCAAATGAAGACTCTACCAATAAACCAACATTTGACTTAAAACTATCTGAAATTTTAGAAATTGTTAAACTTACAAAC